TCTCTCGCCCACTCCGTTGTGTGATTTAATTTTGATGTTAGTTCCGCTGTTGTGTCAATCATTGGTTGCCGCCGATTAATGCAGGACTACCGGGGAATGAAGTCTGCGGAAGAGCTGGGCCTGCCATCGCGGAAATTCCTCCCGCCTGTGGAACTTGTGACATTTGATCGGGCTGCCCCTGGACGGGGGCGCCTTGGTCCGGTTGGGGCTGCATCGTTCGTTGAACTGCCTCGGGAATCTCAAGTTTGTGCTTATCGATGTTGAGCGCCGTCATGATTTCACCGAGAGTCTTACCGAAGTCATACTTCTTCGCATACTCCTCCATGAGGACAGGAGATGCTGCGATTGTTTGAAGCATCGTCGTGAGTTTCTGAAAGTCTTGTGCCTTCTGGAGAGTTTGAGTCACGCCGAAGACGCGGAAGCGAATCCCATTCACAGTACTTGCGAAGACATCTTCAGGAGAGAGGTGAAAGAGCTCCGTTCCACGTTGCGCCCCGAAGAGAGAGATGAAGACTTCCTTGTCGATTTGATCCCAGTTCTGAGCTGCTGTCTCCCAAGCGAGTTCGAGTTCCTTGAGACTTTGGCGGGATTCGTAGTTCTTAGCCATTCCCTGGAAGACTGATGTGATCGTTTGGCTTGCCTCGACGACTTCTGTCGCCTTCACTGCTCGGAAAGGCATCACGCCGTTTCGAAGGTCGTTGGTGAGCGAGGAGGAGTTGAGTTCCTGGGCCATGATGTTGTAAACGTTAAAGGCTTCGGCAGGAATCTGTACCTGAGTGAGAGGTTCCATGACCTTTCCGCCGGGAGGGCATACGCTATTTGCGGTGAGAGCGGCTCCGGGTTTTACTCCCTCGGAGACCTGCGCCGGATTAGCGAGCCAATCTTTCCTCACTTGAGTCACAGCATGTACCTGTTTCATTGCCGCATCGACAATGAGGTTATAGATCTCAGTGAGGGCGTGACTGTGCTTTGTCGGCGCATCCATGAGGGCCTTGTGCCAGACGGAGTTAGCGACTTCGAGGAGTGGACTTACTGTGTAGGGGCGCTTTTGGTGCCACAGGGGGTTAGGACGGGGAGCGAGAATGAGGTCCTTGTCGTTAGCGATAATAGCTTGAACGTTTTCGAAGACCACGCGTCCGCTTGTCGGATGGATGATATCCCCCCAGAACTCGGTGAGCTTTACCTTCGGGCGATGCCCACTTGAGGAGGTATTCTGTCCGGCTTCAACCGCCTTCTTTGACTCATCCTCCGCAGTCATAACTACAGAGGTACTTAGGTTCTTCACTAACTCCTGATCGAAGTCCTCATCCTCATCAGCCATGCATTGCACTTCGTGAAGATCTGGGAAAGAGTCTTCGATTTCGTAGAGATCTGCTCCGGTTGGGTCGGGATAGTAATTCTCCGCTCGCACCACCTCGAAGCGAATCTCCCACGTCTTATTATCAATCTTCTCAACCCAACGCTTGAGTCCTTTTCCGCGGCCTTTCTTTCGTGAGATGAATTTAGGCTTAGATACGAGTTTTCCCGTGGTCTTGGAGATGACGAGAGAGCCGAGAAGGGCTGACTCGATGGAGTTTCCGACGTGACTGAAGTACTTCGCCCGCTCGAGCATGTAATTGGTAAGTTTCGTAATCTCATGAGGCCTCACGAGCATTGCCTGCTCCATGTCTGGGTAGCAGACTTCTGCCTTCCACCATTCTCCAAGGTCTGCGAGAGCCTGCTGGAAGAAGGATTTAATCTGTTCCACGGCAAGCGACTGCTTACTTAAGACTTCAGTGCTTTGCCCTTCTTTTTTATGAGAGAAGTCATGCTTTAGCTGAAAGCAGCGGTAATTTGCCTGATTGAGAATCATTCTATCATTCTTCGCCTCCTTCGCCTCATGGTCCCGGCAAGAGAGTATCCATTTAACAATCTCTTCTTTCGTCATTGTCGGCTCTAGATCACTCATCGATGACTCACTTTCTGAAATCCGTAACTTGGTGTTGGAATGTCGAGGTTGTAGTTTTCTCTGATATATGACTTAAGTCCGCCGCATTTATATTGATAACTGTCGTGCGGATGGGAATGAATGTCCTTGACGGGACGAACCTTATCCGGTTCTACGTCTGCGACTTTATCGGGGTAGCGGTAGCCCCCCTTGAAGCCAGCGGTAAGGATGGGACAACCCTTCTCGTAGATGAGAGCCTTAGGCTTTCCCCGACTGAGTCCGACGAGGCGCTCGGTCACGGCCTCTTTCCGCTGCTCCCATGTCATGGGACCGGGACGGACTTGCCTGAATCCGGCGTCGACCATGTAGCTGAGGTAGGTCCTCTCGTTCGTCTCGCTCTTCTTCAATCCCGCAGGATCGAACCAAGAGATCGTCTGCTCTGCGATGTCGGTAATCTGTGGGAATTCGAGTGCAATGGCTTGTGCTACGTGAGGACAGAAGCGGGAAGCTCCCTGTCCGATTCCGATAAGCTCAAGGACCGTAACGAGTTGGTCTTCTTGAAGTTGTGAGATCGTTACTGCTGGAGTGAGGCCCGAGGAATCCCACCCGATGAGGAGAGGGAGTCCGACCCACACCTTAGGTTTCACTTGCGTGAGGTGAAGAAGAGGATTGAAGTCTTCGTACACGGACTTTCCTTCGAAATTAGCCCAAGATTTTCCGTATTCCATATCTGCCAAATGTTTGGGTAATGATTTACGCAAACCCTCCTCGAAGGATGGGTCTCGCTTAGCTGGGTTTGCTCTGTGCGAAATATCAAGAACAGTAAACCCATTATTCGGGTTCGTCCAAACGTCTACACCTTCCATGGGAGATTCTGGAGTAACGGGAGGAGTTTCCGGGAAGTTCAAGTCCTTTGCATCAATTTGATCGTAGACGATTTTCTTGAAGAACCCTGGATATCGCGTGGAGACCATAATCATGCGGCCTCCGCCCTTGACCGTTGGTTCTGCTGATGCGTAAGCAGCCTCGGCGTCTTCCCAGAATGCAGCTTCGTCGAAGAAAAGGCCTGAAAAACCTCGCTGCCGCATTTGGTTAGCACCACTCGGAAATCCCATGATTTTACTGTGTAACTCGGGAAACTCCATCGTCGGCGGAGACGATTGCATGTCGTCTCTCTTTAGCTTGGGAAGAAGTTCCCGCGGAATTATATCAGTGGGAATATGGTCATAAATAAACTTCGCTCTCTGCACAAGCTCAAGGGAGTCAAGTTCTTTCTTGGAGACGAGTCCCCAGCTACGACCACGAAAGAAGATGCAGTCATGAAGTGCAAGACCGATAAAGGTCCACGAAACAGTAAGGCGACGTGATTTTGGAATTGCGAGTTTTTTCCTCTTCCCGTACATCAGCACAACAAAACGCAGGTACTCGAGGTGTGAGGGATAGAGTTTTATAGGCGAGACTTGATCAACTTCATCAAGGGTGAAAACCGCGTACTTTAAAAATAACCACGGATCGTCCCGAAGCTGCTGATAACGCTCTAATGGATCGTCCTTCAATCTATCCATTTATAACTCTTTAGATTACGAATCTTGTTTATAAAGGAGCGCTTCGTTTTAAACTTAACGGCCAATTCATGATCAGTTTCTGCTGCTGTACGTATGTATCTAATTTGTTTAGGGGTAAAACGATCACCGCAGTATGATTTAGTCTTGATGTAGCGACCTGCGCGACGGGAATAGCGAATATTGTCCTCGAGCGTTCTGTAGTCTAAATTTGAGAGATTGTTGTCGTGTCGGATGAAATTTAGATGATTGACGACCATCCCCTCGGGGCATGGGCCCCGAAAAGCAAGCATCACTAGACGGTGAATCAAAAAGCAGCGCTGCTCCTTGTTGACCCGAAAGATAACCTTTCTGTAGCCATCCTCGGTAGGAACGACGGACATGAACTTCTGTCGTCGTAAGCTGAGGACGCGTCCTAAGGATGAAACTTGATAAAAACCCTCATAACCGGGAATGTCTTTGAAGATCTCCAGATGCCCCGCCCCAGGTGTAACACTATGCGATGAATACTCTTACGTCCTTGAGTGTGACTGAATTAATTACCCCGGCGCAAGTCGAATCTTCATTCCTTCGATGCGTTGAAAGCTTGAACCCACTCGGAGAGGGGATCGGAGGGTGCTTCGGACGGAGCGTCATGCGGTCTCGCTTCGATGAGTAAGTCGGGAGAGGAGGCGACATCACGGGGGGAGGCCGCTCGCTTCGCATCGAGTCGATCGAGAAGCACGCCGAGGAGGTTCTCCCCGATATCGGTCTTCTGCGTCGCTTTCCCGTCTAGCTTCTCCACGACCCATTTACTCATCTCCGCCTTCTCTGAGATCTTCACTCGATTCGTCCGGTCAGTGAGTATCATATGAATATTGTTTAGTGCGGGTTCGGCAAAGCTCTTCAACCGCGCTTGAATCGTCTCCTCGAAGAGGCGGTCTTGAAGTCTGCGCACTTCCTCGACGATGAAATGATTCTTCAGAAGTATCGAAGTGCGACTTTGCGAGTACCCAAGTTCCTCGGAGATCTGCGCA